CGCGATTGATGTCTGGAATCAGACGCGTTGTAGGCTTGAGCTGCTCGCTCTGCTGGAGTGACAGCGTACGGTTGCGGTGCTCATCTTCGCGAGTGTTGTCTCGCTGCTTTGCGGCTGCGGCTGCAGCTGCGCGCTGCATCGCGACTGCGTTGTCGGCATTGTTCAACTCGGTCTGATGCTGACGCGTCAGCTCGTGTTGCTCGCGCGTGAAGTCTTGACCGGCTCGGAACTGGCTTGCAGCTTGCGCGCGCTGCGCTGCAGCGAGCGCTGCTTGCTGCGCCATCTGCTCGCGCGTAAGTCCTTGGCTCGCGTCAAAGTGCCTATCCGAACGCTCGCCGCTCTCTGCAAACTGAGCTTCTTGCCGGATGGCGTTGCCTTGCTGCATAGCCATCGAATCCAGATGGTTGTCGGCTTGCTGCTCGTGATTGGCAATCTGCATCGCCTGCGATGCTTGGTCGCCCAGCACCTTACGGTCAGCCTCGAAGCCCTGCCGGTCTGCGTTCTTGATTTGCTGAATCGCTGCCTGTTGCTGCAGCATCTTTTCCGGACTATTTCGACCGCGCCAATTCTCTAACCGTCTGTTGTACTGGTCTTCGCCAGCCATCATGACTTGCCCGATATTGCCGCGACCTTGCTTGGTCATCAGGCTCATCGCCATTGCGAGCACCGTTTTCCAGTCGTCGCGCTCCGGAGCTGCCTCGGGTGTTGGGGCCTTCAGGCCTGCAACTGCAGCGCTCGGCTTGTATTGCAGGCCTTGCTGTCGCTGCATCAAGTCGCGCGCTTGCGCCCATCGGTCCGGCGCAGCTTCTGGCTGCACAGCGGCTGCGCTAGAGGCCTGCGAGCCAAGCCACTTGTTCAAGTCGTCTTCGTCTTCGTATGACATGGTTGGCTCGCTCACTCCCAAGGACCGGGGTTTTCTTCGTCGTACTTACGTTGGTACTCGCTGTCGACGTAGACTTGATTGACCGCTTCATCAGCGCGTCTATCCTCGCTCTTACCTCGCAGAATCTCACGCTGCGTGTCGTTGATGCCAGCTTGCGCCGTCTGCGCAACACCCGTCTGACCGAGTGCAAACTCGCCAGCGCGCCCGCGGTCAACGCCTTCGTCGCGTAGGCCTTCGTTTGTGCGACCAGTGAGTCTGTCGTAGCCTTCCACGAAGTCGCGATTGCTTTCGATAGTGCGACCAGCAACGCGGTCGTCACGCTCGAAGCCCATGTCGATACCGTGCTGCGCGCGTCCGGTGTAGCTGTCAGCGCGCCTGTCAGAGTTCTCTGTCGTGCGGAAACCAGCGTCAGCAAGCCCCGCTTCGCGCTCCCACATGTCGCGCTGTTGACCCGCGTTGAAGTCATCGCGATGACGCGCTTGCACGTTTGTTTGCTCGCTGTTGAACATGCTAATGGCGTCGTTCGCCGTTCGCATGTCCGTCGCCATGTTGCCTTGCTGAATCGCGCCTTGCAGCATCGCGTCGCGATTGCCCATGCGCATAGCGTCATCTTGCCCGCGCATCGTATTGAGCATGCTGCCCATGCCCTGCGTACCTGCGAGGCGCGCGTCGCGATTGCCCATGCGCATCGCATCATCGCTCGCACGCATGCTGTTCAGCATTTGGCCTTGGCCCTGTGTACCTGTGAGACGCCTATCAGCGTTTGCGTTGCGCATCGCGTCATCTTGCCCGCGCATCGTGTTCGCCATCTGCCCAGCACCCTGCAGACCTTGCATCTGCTGAGCGCTGTTGAACTGACGCATTTCATCATCAGCGCGGCGCATCTCGGTAGACATCTGGCCTTGGCCTTGGATGCCTGCGAGTCGTTGCTGATTATTGGTTATCGCCATCTTGTCGGCTGCAGACTTCGTCGCGAAGTCGCGCTCAAACGATTGGTCAGCAATCGTGCTCGACATGTTGCCGTAGTTGACCAGCGCTTTCTCAGCGCGGTCTACAGCCTTCGCATTCGCCCCCAAGTCTTGGAGCGCTCGGGTGTTGCTCGCCTCAGCAGAAGAAGCATTGAGATTGCTAAGGGCCATCGTAGAGCCGCCCATGCCGCGGCGCTCAAGCTCGCGATAGTTCGCGTCACGCGCAGCTCGCTGAGATTGCTCTTGAGCCAATCGCGACTGCATATACATGAAACGTTCTGCATCAGTCTGACGTGGGTCCATGCGCTCCCGGAACTCTCCGAGCGCTTCCTTTTGAGCAGCCAGCGCTTCCGCATCAGCTTGCGCCGTCGCCGCTTCGCTTTCGAGGTCCATACCTCCACTCGCAAACTGCCCGTAGTCATCGAACACCCCTTGCTGCATGCCTACAAGGCCTGCGTCAGAGCTAATCGCGTTCGCGCCGCTCGCGTAGTCCATGAATCCGCCGTACACGTCTTGCTGCTGTCCGACGAGTCCTGCGTCAGAGCTGACATCGTTCGCGCCGCTCGCCCAGTTGCCAAACTGGTCAACTACGCCTTGCTGCTGTCCGACGAGTCCCGCGTCTGAGTAGATGTCATTCGCGCCGCTTGCCCAGTTGCCAAACTGCGAGACAACACCCTGTTGCTGACCTACCAGGCCAGCATCGGAGCTGATGCTATTCGCGCCGCTAGCCCATCCACCAAGCTGGTCATAGGATGCTTGCTGTCTAGCGACATCTGCAGGGTTGGAGCTAATGTTCTGGTGATAGGCTTCTGGCGACAGCATGCCCATACTGTTAGCGACACCAGTTAGCCGACCGAGAGTGCCTTGGTCTGCAGCATTGTTCTGCTGGTATTGCTGGCCGAGTCCGGAGATAAGCGCATTGTTCTGCGTGTTCGCATTCTGCGCTGACCCACGTAGTCCTGTGAGCTGCGCCCGATTGCTGCCGGTCGCCTGATTGAACGCGTTAGTCTGATTGGTCAGCGCTGTGTTGCGGACGCCTTGATTTGCGCCGATAGCGTTGTTGAATCCCTGCGCATGCGGCGTGAGCGCGTCGTAGAACCCTTGGCCCTGTTGTGCCTGTTCACCCATAAAGCTGTTCCAACGCCCTTCATCAGCGGCGCGGTCAAGCTCTCGAATGTCATCGAACGCGCTGAGGTCGCCACCACGCGCGCGCGTTTCTGCATTGCTTCGGCGCGCTGTTGCATCTTCGGCAGCAAGGCGCGCATTCTCCGCAGCTTGATTGTCCAGATACTCTTGCGGAGTTACGCCGTTGATGGCTGCGAGCCATTCAACCATAGGGTCTATCGGTTCAGGCATGTTGCACCCCAAAATAGATGAATGTGTAAGTCAACACTGTTGGGTCCGGTTCGGGAGCTACTGTCATGCCATCGATGGAGCGTAGGACTATGGTGTTAGGGAGTGTTGAGGCGTGAAAGTCACACGCAACACCCGAGCGAAAGAAGCGCGCAGGGTCACTGAATGCCCAGATGCGTGATGCGATGATGCTGACCGGCCGGAACCCGCGCGGTAGCGGGATATTCATCGGCTCGGTGTACGGCGCGTGCCAGTCGAGAATGAGCGTACGCCCCTCAGTGAACCCTGTTGGCAATCCAGGCCCTCCGCCGTTGATAGGCCCGGTTCCGGGTGTTGTGCCGCCTCCCGGTCCTGGTCCGCCTGCGCCGCCATTGGGCAGCGGTCCGCCGAGCGCCGGCCCGAATCCGTAGCCTGGCATTCCTGGCCCACCCGGGTTGCGGCCTCCGCTCCAGCCCACCGGCCCCTGTGGCGCGCGAAAGGTGTCTGCTACGTCGCGCGCAAGGCCATCGATAGCGTTTACCAGCTGCTCGAAGGGGTCCATGTTGCCGAGGCCAATCTGCCTCGGCTGGTACGGGCTTAGCCGGAGCCCGTTGCCGAACGGGTTACCTTGCGTCCCTGTTGCAGGCAGCTGACGGCGGCGGAAGTTGTTCGCTGCTGCCTGCACCGCGAGCGCAGCTTGCCGCACGCGGCCCGGCCGGTCACCAGCTTGCAGAACACTACGCTTAGCGCACGTGCTCATGTTGTACCCTTCGCTCTACGGATAGTCGTCGTGTAGTGGTTACAGATGATGCTTGCGCCGAAGAACTTGTAAGAGCATGTGCCTTCGGGCGTCGTATAGCCGAGGCTGATGCTGTTGTTTACGGCTGGCGCGTCGCGCGGCACTTCCATCCACGTTTGCGCAAGTGCGAAGTCTTCAGGGTCGCCTTGGTATGACGTGTCGATGCCTGTTTGCACGAACGACGGTACGTCCTCTGCGTCGTATGGGTCGAGGTCCCGCGTCATGCCTTCCATCTTGTTTACGAGGATTGTCATCTCTTCGCCTTCGCAGTCGCCTGCGAAGAACCATTCGACTTCGCTCCAGCGCTTCATGCTTGCCGGGTCGCCGTCAAACACAGGTTGGAAGCGCACAACACTCTGCTGCCGTACGGTTGGTGACTTGCGGCGCACGATAAGCTCTGCGCCTGCAATCTCAGCGACTGTCACTTCAGTCTGCAGATTGCCAACGGTGCAAGCTACTTCAGTGTCGGCAACTCTGATGCGTGACCATTTGTTGAAACGCGTTGAGTAGGTATACGTGAAAGGGTCACCGTCGAAGTTGAAGTGTACATCTCCGGTTGCTTCATCCGGAGTAACGCGCGTCTTATCTGTTGCTGACCACTTAGCCTTACCAACGTTGCCTAGTGCAGTAGTGCTAATCTCACGCACATTACCGCCACCATCAATAACAACGCAACCAATGTTAGACGCACAGAATACCAAATCACCAAGTTTGCCGTAAGCTTTGGGACCTCGAAGGAGTACTTGCGTATCGATTTGGTCCAAAGCCCAATCGAAGCCTGCGCTTGAACTTCCACCCGTACCGCTGAGTCGGTGGATTCCATGCTCAGTCCAAATAACCATCGCTTGCGACGTTGCGCACGCACCATAAACTTGCCCTGTCTTGCCTACGAGTCCAGCCGCTACGACAGCTTCAGGCTGCCCATTCTCGGTCCACATCATGCCGTTTTTGCGGCGCGGTCGCGTCACCAGCTCGGCTGTCTCGCTGAGTGTTGGGAGCGGTGGTTGGTAGTTCTGACCGTTCGATGCTCGGATGGTGAAGTCGCCTGCAGCCGCATAGTCGAAGCGAAACGCAATGCCTGTTGCCGGTTGCGTCCACTCGCCTGGGGTGTCCGGGTTCACGCGCGCGAGGTTATCCACGTTGCAGACCGTCTGACTCGCCAGGTCATCTGCCTGCCCGAGCGGGAACTGCTCACCGTTTACCTCTACGTCGTCAACTTCTTCGTCGCGTGTACCTACTCCCCAGGCGCTCGACCAGTCATCAGTAAGGTTACCCATGCCGCCCGCTGCACGAGCAACTCGTGCTGGCGGTTCAGTGATGTCGAAGTAGAAAGTGTAACCCCTAAACTCTTCAACCACTCGCGCAATGGGAGGTGGTCGCTTTTGGCTGCTTGCTCCGACGACGGTTGCATTTGTGTATAGCGCCTCGCCAAGATTCTGGTCGCCAGTTGCCTCTTCCCACGTATGCGAGTCGAGCGCCGGGTCCGGAATCGTGAACGTAGACGACATGAAGTACTCAGCCGTCGTGCTGATGCCTTGCTCATAGTCTTCTGCTGTCTCGCCAGGTGCAGGTCTACGCGTCTGGTAGGTGCGGTACACCTCAACCATATCGCCAGGCAAGTACTGTGGGTGGTCCGGTCGCTGGTAGATGGTGATGCTGATGTTGCGCCTGTCGGCTTCAGCATCTTCTTCGTAGTCGCCTGGCGCGAAGGTTTGAGCTGCAGCTGACGGCGGACCAGTTACCTCGTAGCAGTCGGGAAAGTGGCGCGTGATAACCGCGACCGTGTGAGCTTGCTGGCCAGCGTGCAGAGCGCCTGCACCTGTCTCAGCGATGGCTTCTGTCGAGATTGCCGGCGCGAACATGCCTGCGAGGCGAGGCGCGCGCTCAGCCGCTGTCGTGGGCGCCAAATAGTCGAACACCATCGGCCCGACATCGGTGCACACAAACACCCTGTCGCGCGCGAGCATCCAGCTAACGCGATTGTCTATCTCGAAGCTCACAGCTTCGCTGTATGCACACGTAGCAGCTGCCCAATCGCTCGGGGTGTTGGACGCGTCTATCCAGCAGTAGCGCCACGCGCCCGCCCGTTTGGCAAGCACGAGCGTGTATCCGGTCGGTAGCGGGATAATCTCGGCAGCCTCGAAGCTGCCCGTGTCAGCCTCTAGCGTAAGCGTCTCCACGAACTTCGGTGCAGCCTCGTGGCTGCCGGCGCTGCGATATACGACGCCTAGGCTTACAGCAAGCGCGCCGTCTGGATACTGGCCAAGCTTGCTCGGGTCCGTAATGAGTCCGAGAGGCTCAAGGATAAGCGGCTTTGTCAGAGGCACAGTTACCTCCAAGCGTGCTGAATAGGTTTGTGCGTGTCGACGCGAACGCGCGGCAGCAGGTAGCTCTTGAGTCGTTGCAGCTCGTCGCTGCTAGCTGCGGCCAAACGCTCGGCGCGCGTGTCCAAATCTCTGCGTCGGCAGATGGGTATAGCCGCGATGGAGCCGAGCAGGGTGTGGAACTCTTCCGGCAGCTGCGGCCAATCGGTCTGGCCCTCGAAGCGCACGTAGTCTCCCGGCTCGACGCGCGCGACGCTGAAGCCCTCGGCCACCTGCAGCGTAGATGAGCTGAGGACTGTCGCGCTCGCGCTGAGTAGCGAGCGCTCGAAGTTGCCGCGCGGCTCGATGCAGTCGATGATATTCGTACCGCTAAGCGTAGCGTTAGCGTTGAGCCTATCTACAGGCATCGAGTTAACCGTAATGATGCGAGTCTCGTGGTCAACTGCAGTCACAAGGCCTGCTGTCTGCGTCTCGACAATCTGCGATGACTTGACGACAGTCTTGACGCGTAGCATGCACGTGTCGATACGTGTTGGATTGATGAGATAGATGTACGAGCCTCGCAGTGTGTAGAACTGAGGCCAGGAGTACATGCGCGCTTCTTCTGCGCAATCCTGCGCTTCAGCTTCTATCGCCTCATCGAACGCAATCCATGTGCGCCCGCTGTCGTTGCTGATGTCGCACTGTTCGATAGCGGGCACTGCGCGTGCAGGCAAACGCACGAACGGGTTGCCAACACCCAGTTGCCGCGTGAATGTGTGAAGCCAGTAGCCTGCGCGTGCGTTGCTGATAAGCGGGTTGAACACCTTCCGCATCTGGTCGTTCAGCAGCTGCACAATCTTCGCGCGCGTGAACTCAGTCGAGCGCGCGCTGAGTGTTGCCTCATCGCGCGCCCACTCGACTAGCTCCAGCTCGTTCATCGAACGGCGCCCCGAAGTCGCGGGTCATCCTCAGCCATCGTCTGTGGCCGTTGCTGCGCCGCGTACTGCTGCGCTGCTTGCTGGAACATCTGGCCCGGCGCGACAGGGCTTCTGCCTGCGCTCGGGTTCTGAATGACAGGCGCACCCTGCCCAGGGTCGCCCCACGGCTGTTGTTGCAGACCCTTGCTCATGCCGCGGAGTGCTGCGGTTGCTTGCGCGCCCCACTGCGCTGGCATGCCCTGCCCGGGCTGTCCTTGCGGTGCGCCTTGTGGTTGCTGCGGCATCTGCCACGGCGGCTGTTGCGCCGCGAGGCCGCGTTGCATGCCTTGCATCATTGGTCCGGGCATTAGTAGGCCGCCTTTAGCTGCAGAGACACGGTGCCTCCGCCGCTTGTGTAATCGTAGGTTGCGATAACGAATGGCGGAGGATTCGCGATGCGAATCACGCCCCTGTAGGTGCCGAGCGGCAAGCCTTCGAGTGTTGAGAGGACGCCCGCCGTGAAAGTTAGGTCGTCGCTGTCACCTGACACGCTGATATGCGTGCCATCGGATAGCACAGGCCACGAGCTGTACGCGCCGTCGTCTTCAACGTTGCAGCGTAGCGTGACTGTGCTGATAAGGTCCGCTGCTGAAGCTACGAGCTTGTACCCAATGAACAAGGCTAGCGCTTGCGTGTCGTTACAGTTGATAACTTTGCTTGTCGCGTCTGCGGCGGCAGCATCGAGAATCGTTTTCGTAGTCTTGTTTCTCATCGCGCTCCCCGCACCTTTTCATACTCGTCTCGCTCATCGCCCCAGCTGCCGAAGCTTTGCGACACGTCTTGAAAGCCTTGCTGCCGAGGCGCTTCTTGCCTGTTCAGCAGCGCCATCCCAACACCCCCTAGGATGTTGCCCATCTGACTGTCTGGTCGCTTAGGCGCATTCTCCATGCCGCCTAACGCCATCTGCGTGTAGCCAGAATCCCCAGCTCGCGCAGCTCGCCTGTCATGGATATCGCGAATCAGCTTCTGCCGATGCTCCATGGAGTTCTTCTTGTGCTCGTGCTTGCCTTGCTGGTCTTGGATAATGCCAGCAGCGAGCGCAATGCCGAGCTGCGCGAGTAAGGGGATTGCCATATCAGGCCGCGTCCTCAACGTCGCCTGGCGAGACGATGTCCTTCACCAGGAAGTTGTGCCAGTTCTCTCGAACGAACGGCGCTTGGTTGCTGTACATGACTGACTGGCAACCGGACTTGTCGATGAGCGGAGTCAAGAAGCCTTCGTTCAGGCCCTTGATGGGACGCATGGTGTTGTCGGTCGTTCCGACGCGGCAGCCGCCCGAGCTGTTCGCGATGTACTTGGCCTGACCTTGCTTCGCGAGGTCCCACACAACCACTTCGATGTTGCCTGCGGGAGTCTCGAAGACGAGCTTCGATTCGCCCTGTTTCTTCACGCCACCGGCTGACGTGTCGCGATTCAGCGCGCTGAACTCTTCTGCGAGCGCAGCGAACGCGGAACCCGCAACCATCAGGCGCCCGCCTTCGCGTGAGCCGTTGTCTGCGATGAGCGCTGCCCACTCGCGGATAAGCTTGCGGCTCAGTGCGCCGTTGTCAGCAGAGAAGATAGGCGTTCGGAACTGCGAGATGATGCCGACGTCCACGCCAAACAGCGTGCCCGTCTGGGTGTTCATGATAGCTTCCAGGCCGATGCAGGAGTTACCCAGCCAGCCCTTCGGCACAATGACATCGCCCGCCTGCGGCGTGACAGCCGAGCCCGCCTTGTACAAGCGAACGTGCGTCTTGGTCTGCGTGGGAGCGCCAAGCACCTGCACGTCACCAACACGCAGCGTGGTGCCGTCGGACTGGTAGATATCGACAAGCGCGTTGCGCATCGAAGGCCAAAGGCCACGGATGTAGCTCTTGGCAGTCAGGCGAACATCGCGTGCAGTGGACAGTGCGCCCGCTGCGTTGGTCGAGAGAACGCCGATGTTGCTCGCGAGTGTTGAGCCGGCGCCGGGACCGTAAGCGAGAGCGAGGTCACGGTAGAGACTCGCGCCCTTACCTTTCGCCTTCATCTTGAGCGACATGATATCGTTGTAGGAAGTGTTGCTTCCGTTCAACGATGCATACACGTCGTCCCAAGAGTACTGAGCGCGCATCATGATGGTAGAACCATCAAGCTCCGCACGCGGCACCTCAGCGCCAATCGCTGCGTTTAGGTCGAAGAGACCACCCGCGCGCGACGCTGTCTGACCGTGTTCGAGGCCAGCCAAGAAGCTGACTTGGTATTTCTCGCCAATCTTCTGCTCTTGCCTGAAGGGGAGCAGTTCGGCGACGGTGTTGATTTCGGGCAGCGCATCGAAATAGCCGCCGTATTTGATTTTGAAGTTGCCAATGAGGGCAGGAGTAATCGTCACGTTTAGAGCCTTTCGGAGCAAACAGTTGTTCGCTGCGTCGGATTGGCTCTGCGTGTCGGCTTACTCGCTACCTCTGCGTGCGCTGGTTTACCCGTAGGTCCAGGACTCGCCGCAGATGGCCTTTGGCCTCAATCGCTCGATGCTTCGCGCTGCACTCTGACCATGACCATAGCGCCCCGGTGTGTCAAGAGAGACTGCACCAGGGCGCTACGTTTTTACTCTTCTACGTCCAGCTCGTAGGTGGCGTCGAAGTCGGCCTTCGACACCAGCGTGTAGAACTTCGGGAGCGGGTCTGCGGCTGCCGTGTAGACAACGAAGTCCCCCACAACACCCTTCGACCAGCCGGTCCGCTCACACACGATGTACGCCCCGTCGCTCAGCAGCTTGATTGCTTGGTCAGCGACGGCTGTCGTGTACCAGGTTGGAGGTGATGCGGCGCCCAGCTCGTGGGCCTCGCAGGTAAGGTCAGCAGTTCTGTTGTATGTAGCCATGTCCTGTTGTCACTTTCCCATTTCGCTCCAGCGCTTGCGCGTTGGCTGGCCGATGTTACCACGCTGCCCCGGTTGCGCTGCCGGTCCAGTGCCTCTGAGTGTTGGGGGCGCGACTTTCTTGGGGCCGCCCAGTCGGCGCGCGCGCGGTCCGCTCGTCATCCTGTCTAGGTTCTGCTTAGTCTGCAGCACGAGCTGCTTGATAAGCTTGGGGCTCGGCGTGCGCCCGCGCTGCAGAACAGGGGGTTCAGTCCACTGCCCGTCGGGACCTTTGACGCCCGCAGCTGCGCGCTCGAACACACGCTCCAGCTCGTACACGAAGCCATCATCTTCCACGTATTCGGGCTTCAAGCCCAGCTCCTTATAGATAGAGGGGAGCGTGTTGATAATGTGCTGCTGTACATGAACGATGTCCGGCGCTTGCGCGCCTTGTGCTGCTTGCTCTGCTGCACGTTGTGCATTCAGCTCAGCTTCGAGCTGCTTTGCTTTCTGTTCGTTGAAATGCGCTCGTATCTCCGCATCGCGCGCAGCGAGTAGACGCCGCTGCTGATGCGGCGGCAGTTGCTCAAGCTCCGCACGCTCGTTTACGTACTGCAGCACCATAGCTTCGAGTGTCTTCTCATCAGCCATATAGCGCGCTGCACGTAGGCCTCGCACTGCGTCACCTGAGCGCATGTCTTCTGCAAGCATGCGTTGCCCAGTGATGAGTCGGTCAACTTGTCTGCGGCTGTCTGCAACCTCCGCAGTCTTGCGTTGATAGTCGCGGTACATGAGGACGTTGTCCGGTAGGTCGCGCAGGCGCATAGGCACCTGTCCGCCTTTGCCGTCATCGAACCACATAACCTTGTCCATGAACTCGTCTGGGATGTCGGCGGACTCTTGCCACTCTTGGAACTTCGCCGCCATCTGCTCGGGTGTGAGCGCGCCTTCGGGCGGTCCCGTCTCATCTTCGAGCAGCTGCTGTTCTTCTGCAGCAGGCTCATCGAGCGACTGCATTTCCGCTTCATCAGTCGGGGCCTGCTCACCCTCAACACCCTGCTGTGCGGGTGCCGGTGCAGGGTCATCGAGCGACACCATGCCCGCGGGTACTTGTCCCGCGTTCACGGTGCCTAGGTCGCTTATGCGCCGGTACGTTGCGGGGTCTACTGCGCCGGCCATTGGTGAGCCAATATCGCTGGCGCCGATGCTTCCTAATGTCGTGTCACTCATGCTGCTGCCTTATCTTTCTTCGGGGCTTTTTTCTTGGCTTTGTTGGGTGTTGAGGGAGGGCCTTCACTGCCTGCCGGTTGAGGCGGCTGCATAGCCGGGTCCATCGCGCCTCCAGGCGACATCGCTAGCTCTGCCTTGGCTTGGTTCAGGCGCTGCTGGAAGATGAATGCGTTGTTACCCGGCAACACGGGCGGTTCTGGCTGATTGTCGAGTCGCGCCGCGACCGGGTTCTGGTTTTCAAGCATCTTGCAATGCTCATCGAGATGCACTTGAAAGCGCATGATGACTGCGGGGTCAGCCTCGGGCAGCGTGCGATACTCGTCGAACGCTGACTTGTGGTCGTTGAAGTGGTCGTAGTGGTTATCGTACATGCTCGCGCTAACTGGGATGTCGCCAGCTAACAAGCGCTCATTCTCGATAGCGATAAGGTTGATAGAACGGCTGTCGTTCTTACCGTACTCATCGTCACCACGCGTAATCATCTGCACCGCCTTAGCGCGTTCGCGAGGGTCTTCGATGTCCTTTGTCAGCTCTACCAGTTTCACGCGCGCGAGAGACCCACGCATTGCGTCAGGCACAGCCTTAGCGACAAGGCGTCTGATGCTGCCGAATGACTCGGGCGTGAACGCTTTCGCAAGCGGTGCGCCTGACTTGCCCGCTATCTCGATGATGAACTCTACGTTACCGTAGTTAATCATCATATCGATAGTGTCGTTCATTACCTCAGTGTCGTGCGTTACGAGCTGCGCCTGCGGTAAGCTCAAGTTACGCGCGGTAATAGCCTCGAATACAGCCGCATGCGCGCCTGATGTCGTGTCTTCAATCGTGCCGCGGGAGACATCACCAAAGCCCGAGATACGTGGGAGCGCTTCGATAAGGTCTTCTTTAAGCGCTTGTGCACCCGGAGGCATCGGTTGTATCTGCAGCATGACAGGAGGCGGAGCACCACGTGGACCAACGATTTCCCGTGTGCCTCCCGATGCTTGTTCGCCCGGTATAACACGCTGAGACTCTTCTCGATAACGCGTCTGTTTGCCGTAGTACGCATAGTTCGCTAGCTCCGCGCTTCGGATACGGTTGAGTGCATCTTCAATCGGTCCGATGCCGAGAGCATCGGCGAATGACATTGCGTTATCGGTGTACTTAGAGTTCAGCAGTATTCTGACAGGTAGCCTACCAGCTGGTAGCGGGCAGCCTCCCTGTGAGATATGCAGATCGCCGATGATGATGTCGTAACGTCCACCCTTCAGCTCATCGAACGTGCCACGAGGCATCTCGATAGAGTCTGCATAGTAGAAGTGCATAATGATGATGTCACCCTCATCAGCACCATACTCGTCCTGCCACATAGCTAGCCGATAAGCCATGTACTCATCAGTGCACGATTGGTCGAGGATTTGCTGTGCATGCTCCGGGAAGCGCTCTGCGAGCACGTACAGATTTGCCCGTTCGAACGCTACAACCCAGTTAGCTTTCGGGCCAACGATGGCATCTTGCGCGAAGAATGTCGGGTCGAGCGCTTCACGGTACGGTGCGCCTGATTTTGCTGGTCGCTTTTGCTTGACGAGCTTCGGCACGACTTGCCCTTGCTCATCAGTCACAGGTACCGGGTTGCCCAGCTCGTCCAGGTTCGGAATCGGCTCGCCCGTCTCCGGGTCTACTTCATCCTTCACGCTCATCTGAGGCACCACTTCGCCCGTTGTCGGGTCGGTCAGCGGTATCTCGTATTCTTCGAGTACGTCATCGCCCCGCATCGAATCCCAGCGCGTGTGCGACGCTGTTGCGCCGTACACGATGAGATTCTCGGCGAGGTCTACCTGCGAGGGCTTGATGTGCTCGGTGTAGATGTAGTTGGCTGCTTTCTCGCCAACCTCCGATGCCATCACGTCTCGCTGTGCGCCGGTGCTCGCTACGACGTGGAAGCTGATAGGCTCCGCGAGCAAGAATGCCAGCTGCTGCCTGATGAGCGCGCGCATCTCGGGAACATGGATGTTCACCTCGGGCTTCTTGCGCGTGCCCGTGTCGAGTGTTGTGCTGTCGCCAAAGCCGTGCTTGCCTTGACGCATGAAGTAGTTCGCGTACTGCCTTCGCCACTTCTCGGTGAGTCCAAGGTGCTCGGCTACGTCGAAGTAGCGCTTCACCTTGGCTTTCACTTCCTTGACGAAGTCGGGGCCTTGCTTCTTTGCCCAGAAGTCTTGCGGTATTAGTGCCATGGCTGCTTAGCACCAACTCAGCCGCAACACCTGCGGGCGCTGCGAGCCAAGGTCGACGAATGCGAGGCGCATGCCCATCGGAACGATGTTCTTGCCGACCTCTTCAAGGAAGCCCGGCACGTCCAGGATTGCAGGACGCAGCGGGTGCTCACGCACAAACTTCGGTTCGATGCTGTGACTCACCTGCATCTCATCCATCAGCTCTTTCTCGGGTCGCATGACTGCAGTCATCGCACCATCATTGCGTACATGCGGCTCCATGACTGGCTTGGCGCAGTCGCGGAACACGAAGCACACGCGAATGCCGCCTTGCAGCGCGAGCAGGTGAAGCTCATCGAACACGCGCTGCTCATCGATTGCTTTCTTCACGTTAGCTTTCAGGAAGCGCATCGCGAGCTTTGATTCCTGCCCCTCTGCAGGTATAAGAATGACTGTGCTTTTGTCATTCAGCATCGATAGTTGCTTGTCAGTGATTGCCATAACTCAAATCTTTCGGTTGCAGAACGTTGTGTTTATGCTTGTCGCAGAGCTTCCACATGCCTGGACGCGTGCCTGAATGCGTCCAGCCTTCTTGTGAGAGCTGGTAGACTGTCTTCGGGTAAAGCACGTCATAGCCTTTGATGACGCAGTCCGTGCACCCATCGGCAAGCGCTTCGTTTGCGATTTGGTTGAGTTTGCTCATGGCTTAGAACCTATCCGCGATGCGGTTGAGGGTCAGTTGCTGCTCTTGCTGCAACTCGTGCATGTGCGCGACGGTCGCCTTGAGTGCTTGCAGCTCATCAGCGTTCTGCGTGATGGCAGCGCGCTCCTCAGCAGTCTTGGCTGCACGGTCCTCACGCTCGCAGTTGAGCTTCATAAGGTCGAGACGCGCGCTCGCATCATCGCGCGTGCGCTGCACCTTCGTGTAGCTGTTGTATGCGAATGCAGCCGCTGGCGGCAGCACGAACGCGAGGATGTCAAGCAGCGTCATTGCCGCCTCCAACACCCTGTAGAGACGCGGCACGGCGAGCGCGCATCTCACGTAGCAGTTGCAGCTCATCCTCAGACGGCTCGAACGGTTCGCGGGGTGTTGGCGCTTCGATGCCTTCTGCCACTGCCGTAGCGACAGGGGGCGCGAACGCATCCTCGACCAGCGTCACGATTTGACCATCGGGGCGTTGCCAGCGAATCTGCTGCTGCGAGAGCAGAATCATCGCGCGCATGTGCCGCGGGCTGATGCGCACGGGGTTCTGGAACTGCCCCTGTGCGCCGTTGACCGCGTTGATAACTTCGTTGACCGTTGCTTGTGCTAGTGCGTCTAGTGCCATCTCATTTACCTTTCGTTCGTAAACATATGCCCGCAGTCAGCGCAGCGTTGCGGCTTGTCGTGGCTGCTGAACTCGTATCCACATTGGTCGCAGTTGTAGGCTTTAGGTCCGTGCTTCCTGTCGTATGCTTCAATGAATGCTTGAGCATAATCGTCGTTGCGTTCGATGCCGCGCTTTTGCAAGTCGCGTAGCTCGTCAACGAAGTCTTGTCTGTTGAATGCACGCCCCTTGCTCGCGTCGTGCCGAGCGTGCTTCAGTGACTCGCGCTTCGCTTGCTGATGCTTCTGTTGCTGCGCGTACTCCACTGGGTAGCTCTCATTGTAGAGGCATGGGTTCTCTTCGCGAGGGCACATAGCCCCCATAGCCCTTATGTATTCTGCCCCGCACACAGTGCATTTGCGGCGTGATGTTTCGCGCATCCAATCGATACACCTACAAGGTGAACAGACGCACAAAAGGCAGAGGCTCATGGCTCGTATCCTTCCGCTGCAAGCGCATCGGCGCTCTCCTGCGTGATGATGTCTGCGTCAGCGAGGTCTTGAGGCGAGTTGAGAAACGTGTTCACGCCGCCGTTGTCGGCGACGCGCGCGAACATCTCTTGATACAGAGCGTTCGGCACGTGCAGCGACTCGGTCTTGCCAGCGTTGCGGCCGTACGGCTCGATGCCTGCAAGCACTGGCAACGGCTCGTATGCCTCTCCCATGTTCCGCATGCGCTCCGCCTCTAGCGGCTGCACATAGGGAATCTTGTACTTCGGCAGCAGTGACGCAGCTCGACGCCGCTGCTTGTGCGTCAGCCGCTTGCCTGGCAGTTTGTTAGCCTTCTGCCGCGCTCCAGCGTTGCAGAGCGGGCAGCGTTCGAGCGCTTGCGTCACGTCCCACACGAAGCGCGTCTTGCAGACGCTGCAGTCGTATGTGATTAGGTTCTCCTTCGGTACGCCAGCCTCAATCAACGGTCGTGCTTGGCTCTTGATTGCCAGTGGGCGCGGCTTGTGCGGAGTGTTGGCGAGCTTGCGAGCCGCTTGTCGCGCTTGCTCCCTGCGAATCATGCTTAGGCTCAGTCCCATCAGTGACTCCTGTCATCGTGAATGTGTGCCATGGTTGCGTGAGAAGTAGCTTCACGTGTCGTCCGTTCGTACGCAGCTAGCAGCTGCTGTTGCACGTAGTCTTCTGCGTAGCGCGCAAGCTCGCGCCAATGCAGCTCAAACACGTCGTCGGTGACCGGGTACCACGTTGGCACTTGCTTACGGAACAGTAACGTATCGAGCACGCGGTCAGGGTCTTGGTACATCAGCGTTAGATTGACGGCTGCGTGGTCGAACACGAGCGAAGCTGACGCATGCCAACCGTTGCCTAAGTCTACGTGCACATCGTTATTGTACGGTATGCGGAAGTGCTTCATTCGCCAGCCCTCCACTCCTTCAAGTAGTCCTCAATCATCTTGCGCGCGAGTGGTCCCATCGGCGCATACTTCACGGGCTCGCGCCAACGTCGCGCTGTCCAGCATGTGAAGAACAGCGTAGGCACGTGGCGCGAACACCCCGCGCACTCGGGCAAGCAGCACGAGCGCTCACAGCGACAGTCAGTCACTGCATGATTGCAGTTGCGACACCAAGGTGGAAGACCGTCAATGAACGTTACCACATCCCCTCCTCTTCATCGTCGACGAACAGCTCCGGCACCCACGACTCAGTCTTCGGCTTCAGCAGGTGTTCCGGTGGTTCGCAGAGCATATTCCAGTACTCGGGCCAGTTCCTCAGCGCGTAGACAACGCACGCCGCGAGGTCCACGTGACCATAGAGGTTGTGCTCTGCGAACTTCGTGTGTTGGGTGTTCCACTGTGCTGCGTGGCAGTGCTTGTACGTCAGCTCTGCCATCGGCCCGAACGCGACCTTGCCTTGCGCCATGCGTGCGCGAGCGTTCTTGACCATTGAGTCGACGAGGTCATCCTTGGTCGTTGGTGCTACGTGCAGGCCGTAGATGGTGCTTAGGTCGTTGATGACTTGCAGAGCTGTGTCGCTAATTCGAACCACAGGCGCGCTCCGAAAGAGCTTGCTGTCGTGGTCGTACCACTGCCAATCGCTGAGCATGTCGTTACCGTCAGCGGCTGCGCGCTCGCCTAGCTGCGCAAGCGAATGAAGCATCGGTGCGTGATGCTCTGTCCTATCACCAGCAAGTAGACTCGACCATCCACGCGCGCGTAGCTGACCTCTAGCATCATACTCATCGTCAAGCGGAATGCGAGCCAACTTGCCGGATGGCTGTGTTCCCCACAAATCAAACTCCCGAGCTGCAACAATAGCCGCCACTCGCTCAGTGTTTGGATTGCTCTCGGCCCAATCATCGATGAAGACAACTTGCCCTCGTTTCTCGTCGTAGACGCTGAAGCTCACCGCGAACAGGTGAATCTGTCCGGGGTCGAGTGTTGTCATGCCAAGCCCGTACTTCGGTAGCTTGTACTCGCTAAGCTTCATGTGCTCCTCAATCTCTCTGAACACGGTCTTCTGCTTATTGCGTACGCGCTTGCCGTAATACTCGCGCTCGGTATCTTCCGGGTCTATCTCGCGTGCAGCAGAGAGGATTGCGTCCTTACGCTTAGGTGAGAGCGCAGTGTTGTCGTCAATCGTCATGAACACGTAGGCCTTGCGGCGCTGACATGACGGCAAGAACTTCGTATCGAAGTCGTGGTCTGCATCCTCGGGCGCGCTCGACTCAAGGATAAGCGTCGGGTCGCGGCCTCGCTGAAACTGTGGCTGCAGCACGCTGACCACCGTCTTCGCCAGCTTCCCTACGAATGCAGCTTCGTGGATGCTCGCACCATCGCACTTCGGGCCACGCAAGCCCTTTGGGTTCTTGTCGAGCCCGACCAGCTTCAGCACCGACCCATTAGGAAACCAGTACGCAGCCTTCATGCCGCGATGGTGCTTGATGAACGTCGGTCGCACGTCATCGGGCAAGTACTCAATGATAGCGTCTATGTTAGGAATGATGAACTCAGATAAGCTCACCTCTTCTGCACATGCTGATAGGTAACGGCTGTTCGGATGCCTAACGCAATCCTCAACGCGTATCAGGCCTGTGGTAAACGACTTGCCAACCTGTCGGCCTGCGTCGAGCATCCAGCAGTTGTAGAAACCGTCGCCTTCGTACTCGTGCATGCGAGCTTCGAAGTCGCGATAAGGCAGGTAGATTTGCTCTAGTTGGTGCTTGTCAAGCAAATACGACAGGTCACCTAAGCGCCCGAGCCGCTCGGCTGTTAGTCGGTCCTGTTCATCAAGCAGCTCGAGCGACACTGAACATCCTATCAGGGTCGGCTGTTGCGCATGATGCGGAGCTTCGCTTGAAGCGCCTCACGGGCCTCTGCCAGGTTGGTCACCTCGGCTGGGGTGGAGGTAGCGGGCTTGTCGTCAGCTGGCCGCTCAGTGTCGCTGATAAGCTCGAACACGCGGTCTAACAGCCACTTGGCGCTAGCCTCCCGCTGCCCCTCGCCGCGCTGCCTCTTGCCCCTCCCCTTGGAGCCATGACGTATCAACTTAGCTGCGTCCACAGCTCCAGCCACAAGCTCGTCAAGCGCCAGTGCGCGCAAGTGCTCGCGTGTCAGTTTGGGCGCGTCAGCCTCGTATGCGGCACTGAGGAGCGGGTCGCTGGGTGTTGGGCGCTTTTGCACGCTGTTGGCGCTCGTAGCAACGACGCGGCGTTTCTTCAGTGGTTTCGCACGTTTGGTCCCCTTTCCCAGCTTCCGTGAATCCGCGTTCATGCGGTGAGCATGCATTCAGGCGCAAAAAAGCGCAACCCAAACGTTGCACATTGGCACGTTCAGGCTGCGCTGGGGCACTTCTGCAGGCTTACGCTACTCGAACAGCTTCCACACAAGCCATCCCACTAGCACCGCTATGAGCAACGGCGGGAAGGCGCACAGCAGCGTAAGGATGGCGAGTATGATTAGTACCTTCCATAGTTCAGGCATCGGGCTCTGTAACTCTGTACGTCACAGACAATACGCAGCTATCCAGCTCATGAGCATCACGATAGGAATCCAAAGAAGCTCTATTGTCGTTGAACGCTTGCACTGCTGCTCGCGCGACTGTGCGGAACGGATTAGCTCGGCTTCCATCTCCGGAGACATCGCTACCCTCCTTGTTGACCCAATACATCAGTACACTCCATCGTCGCACAACTTAGCTATCTCTTTACGCTTAACGAATGCTTCGATGTAGTCAGCAGCCTCTGTAGCTGTCGCTGCGTTGTCGCAACCAAACTCGCTGAACAAGTCGAACATCTCTTCATAGTCTAGGTCGAAGGCTCGCGTTAGCTGCGAATCTGTGTACAGCGCTGGCATGAGGTCGCCATCAGTATCCGGGTCTTTATACACCAACATGCCATTGCGAATGCGCAAGACGTCCTGCAAGTCTGTGCGTGCGCCTAAGTGCCCGAGCGCGCACGCAGGAGTACCGCACCAATCCTCCGGCAAGTCTTTCCCATCGAGGTCCCACAAGCGTTTTTCATGCACATACGCGCGCATAGAAAAGCGCTCCGGATTAGGAGCTTCGCGCAGTGCGCGCACAACAGCTAGTAACAGTTCTTTGTTCACGGGTTAGGTCCTTTCCGTATCAGTATAGGGGCTCGCAGGCATTGTCCTGCGGCTTGTCACAATCACACACGCCTTGTGCGAAGGTGTCAAGATTTGTGTAAAGAAACGATGTGTACTTAAAGCCTCTGCTTACGAATGTGTCACTGATTGCGTAGTCTGCACCGATGCACTGCACTGTGAGGCCATGCTTACCGTTGCCGTACAGGTGTGTGCATTGCCAATGCTCCTTCATGAACGCAGCGAGCGCATCAGTGCATGGCGCCTGCATGATGCCTGCGTTATACGCACGCCACGACATGCGCGCGCCATGTACGCACGCACCTGCAGCCAGAATCAAGAAGATGACCAGCTGCAAGCTAGCGCGCTTCAAGGTCGCCAGCGCTGCGCGCATGCTGGTAGCCTCCTTTAGGTTGGCCGCACTCGGAGCAGCGTTCGAGCACTTGCGGCCTACCGCGCTTGCTAGAGCGGCTGCGTGTGGCTGCATAGACGTCGTCGTAGCAGACGCCATACTTGCGTAGGTCGTTGGCTATCATGTGTCCAGCTTGCGCTTCCCTATATGCTGCGTACTGAGGAAATGCGGGGTGTTGACGTATGCGGGCGGCTTTGCTGAGTTTAGTCATCGCTACTCCACACGCCGCTGTCGCCTTCGTTCGGGTCAAAGTCTACGTCCTGCGTGTCTTCGCCCCCGTCGTAGTACGGCGGTTCGTCCGTTGTTCGGCTTGGTGAGTTGCCTCGGTTGCGGTCCTTGTGGTCTGTCTTGTCGTTGGGTCCCATTGAGTCCTCCGCACTGCCCTGCAACCTAGCTACTTGCTGCAGGGCAGACCGGAAGGTTCAGGCCGGAAACAGATCCTTAGCCTCGACACCAGTGCTTAGCGTCGAACCTTCGTCCGCACGCACAGCAAACACCGTGCGCGTTACCACGTTGACACTAGGGTAGCCGCAGCGTCCCGAACCCACGTACTTGCGCGAGGGATACTTGCTGCACACAACCACAAGCGTACGCTCGGTTGAGCTGTCCAGACGTGCCAAGTACTTCTGCCCTACCTTGATGTCTCGTGCTCTCATGTTTGCTCTCCGGTTAGGTCGGTCGCTGCAACTAAAGAGAACCTACCGCCTAGCCTCATGCTTGTCAACAGATTCGGCGCCTAACTTTTGTCTTTCTTCACGTAGGGTCTTTGCCCACACACGCCTAATCTTCACCTCTGCGATGTACTGGTAGCCACGTGCTTGCAGCATGCCTACTGCGTTCGACTTATACGTACGCTCTTGCTCTAGCTTCGTGCGGAACATCTCGGTATCGCGCCTAGCCGCTAGCTTAGCGTTAGGACGCACAATTTGCTCAAGTATCTCTTCATCGGTCATGAGGGTCACAACAGTTGCTCCAGTGCGCGTAGCTCTGAGTAGCGCTCAAACTTTTCTGCCGCCATCTTGTGCAATATGCTACTAGTCTCAGACCCTACAGGGGAAGCGCGCGCAGCTGTCTCTAACGCTCGGCATTCACTCTGCAGCTGCGCTAAGCGCGTAGCCAGATAGGTTGCTGTCTCTTCTCGGTTCATGTGTAATCCTCCGCATCCATCGCGCAGTCTTGGCAACAGTGCACACGATACTCGGGCAGCTCGCACTTGCAGTTGTAGCAGTAGCGTGAGCTTGGAAACGCTGCGCGCGTAGCGATACGCACTGCGGCTGCATCCATGCCATCAGCATCATCAACAGGAAACTCGTTAGCCATGGTCTCTCCAGTTAGGTTAGGGGCCGAAGCCCCTGGTTATCTCAGACGAACAGCGAAGCCAGTGGGATAGCTGCAAGCACCACGAACATCGGGCCAAGCACGACTACCGCTAGGATTTTATCACCGAGTGTCATGTTCTCTCCGGGTTAGGGCCGGTCGGGGTGTTGGTGCCGCCGACGAGAAAGAACATAGGGCGGACCCTCGCGGCTGTCAACACTTTCGACGAAAAAAGTTTCAAACCGCCAAAAGTGGTCGATGTGAGGGGGTGAGGGGGGGGTACGGGTACTTTCCAGACCTCTAAGGAACTCCCTAAAACGAATACATACGTATTACGTTATACTCTGTTTATATAATCTTCATACATAGGATAGGGGTTCATAGAGACAGAAAAGAGAACAAAAAACCCGAGAAACAAAGCGTCTCTCGGGTTGAACCCTACCCCTCAAACACCCCTTCAAAGGCGTCTGGAAGGGTGCACTCTCACCCATCGATTGCCACCCGCTGTGTGCTTTTTCACCCACCCGAGAGCCTTTAGGGCCTTCGATATCGCGATTGAGTGGCGAAACACATCACCTTCCGGTACGCACATGCGTGCGGCGTCCAGAAAGCTCACCTTCGTTTTGCTGCGCAGCTGCTTTGCCAACACCAGCTCATACGGATTGACCGCGCGCACTGCATGCGCTGCCTCGGCCTGCAGCTCCGCCTCATCGCTGGTTAGCCACCACTGCTCTCCCGCTGCGTACCGCAACGCAGCCTCGCGCCAAAGCTGCACTGCCTGCTTGCGCGTCATCGTGCATATCTTCGTGCAAGCCACTGGCCAGTAGCGACGGTTGGCTCGGTCGGAGAGAAAGTCATCGTCATTCGTCGTGCCGATGAAGACCATGCGACGCTGGTGCTCCTCAGCAGTGCGCGCATAAGGCGCACGAACGAAGTCTGTCTTGCGCGTAAAGAATGCCTTCAGTGACTCTTCTTGCGCGCCTCGCAGCGCACGCAGCTCGCTTACCTCTACCAGCAACCCACGCTGCATGACGAGCAAGCTATCCTTATCGCGCGTGTCGAGCAGCTCCTGATAGCCAGAAGGAATGACCGACGCCAGCGTGCGAACAACCGATGTCTTCCCGATACCCTGCTCGCCCATGAGCACGAGCATCGTGTCTACCTGCGCACCGGGCCGCACCGCGCGCGCCACTGCCGCAATCAGCGTCTTCGCAGCCGCAGCGTCAGCGTACGCGCCGCGCTCAACACCCAAATGCCGATGCAGCCACTTGTCTAGCCGAGGCTTCAGCGTCGCTAGCTGCTCGCACGCCTCAGCAGCTGGCAGCAACGCTTCCGGAAACGCGACAAGGAAAGGGTCATACGATGTCATTCGCTCAACGAAGCCTTCGAACATCTCGCGAACCTTGTACGCTGCGCTCTTACGGCACCCGATGCTGTCTAGCCATGTGACCAGCGTCTGCACCATTGCTCGCGGCTTGATTGCACCAGGGTGCATGCGGAAGATGTTCGTCTCAGTCAGCTCAAGCTCTGCTGTACGAGCGTTGACGCGAAAGCTATCTGCGAAGCCTGGGTAACGTGAGAAGATGGCAACGATGTTTGCATCAGTCGCGAGTATCTCATCACGCTGCATGAGAAGGCCTTCGCGCCACGCCGATAAGTCTACAGGCTTAGCGTCTGCGATGGAGGCTTTGCATTGCTGCTCCGATAAGCCTGAGTGGAGCCGAAGCGTGTCAATCACCTTCTGCTCGCCGAGCACTTCCTTGTACTTGCCGAGCTGCGCACCAGCTTCATGCAGCGCTTTCTCAGAGCCTGCATTCTTCGCTAATCGCGCAAGTATCTGCTCCTGCATCTCGCGCGCAGCTTCTTCCATCATGCGGCGAGTCTTGGCCGATTGCTGCGCCAGCCTGTCGCGCTCCATCGCTACGCCCCAAGCGATGCCTTCGAGCACACGAGCAGTGTAAGCATCTGCGCCATGCTTCGTGTCGGGCAGCGCGGCGAAGCGCTCGCCCCACTTGACCGCGAGCCGCTCGGCTTCATCGCGCCACGTCTCATGACCGCGCTTCTTGTCGTTCCAAGTCTTCAGCGCGACTGCGGCGCCGAAGTAGGTACCCGCCTTGTAGGCGTCGAGGTAGGCCGAGGCTGATGTCGTGAGTGTTGCGCGAGCTCTCTTGATGGCTGCCTTGAACGCACCCTCTATCTGCGCGTCCGAGACATCGGCGCAACCCTTGGGGCGCTTGGTGAGCGGCGCAGCGGCGGGCTCGGGCTCGATGGCCGTGATGTCGAGCGGCGTCGTGACCCGAGGACCCTTCAACACCCCAAGGCGCTTGCCCTCCGGTCCTCCAATGGGGTCGGCGGTGTAGTGCGGCTGCACGGTGCGCCACGTGACAGGGTCCACGTGCTCGGTGCCCTTGAGCCATTGCCGGAGCTGTGCGCTCGTGAGCGGGGCGTCGAGCAGGAACCATAGGTGCAGCTTCGCGACCTTCACGTCGGTCCCTGCGGAGGCCGAGGCCTGCCACACGCAGCCAGCGGCGGCGAACGCTTCAGGCAGCAGACCCCTCACGTAGGCGGCATGGTCGTCGGTGTAAGGGAAAACCCTGAGGCTTTTTGGCAACACTACTGAATCGATGTCCAGCATGACCCAAGCCTGGCCAACATCTTCGAAATGTGAGCGCCTCCGCCTCAGTGGCGGCTCCGCGTCAGGACTGAGTGCGCCTCGAATCACACAGCGGTCAGGGTGTTTGGCTAGTCGTTTCAGACACTTGTGCAAGTCTCGTAGCGTGTCGAATGGCCACGCTTCAGCCGAAGTCAGACGAGATACTTTGTCGTAAGTAGCTCCAGTTGTTAGGTTTTTCGTTAGGGTACGACGTGAGGCGCGTATGACCGTCAAGCTTTGCATTGCGGCAGCTTGACGTGCACGAGCTACCGCTGGCAAGATGTCCACAGCTTTGCAGCTGGCGCCCTTCGGGGTGTGCGCGAACGCCAGGGGGCACCGGTGAGTTAGGCATCGGTGCCTCTTTTATTTTCTTGACAGCACCTCTGCCACAGCCGACCCTCGGCCCTCCTAACTATGACCATTCGCATCAGTGGTCCGGTCCGCCTACGCGGTGGCCGGTGGTTTTACGCGTCACCTTCCGCCATAGAGGCGTGGAACCTGTGCCCGGCGCGCGCTGTTGCGAAGTACGTCGGAGGGTTCCGTGAGCCTACTACTCCAGCGATGGAAGAAGGTACGCGCCTACACCGAGTGACACAGCATGCGCTCGTGACTGGGCACATGCCCTCGATGACCGAGCGCGCTGTGCACAAGATAATAGGCGCGTTGCCTATCCCTATCGGCACGGTAGAGCCAAGGAACATCGAACGCGTGCTCCTGCTACCTGCGTTGAATGGCTTCATTGATTGGAGCGATGACTTCGGTAGACAAGGTGACCTGAAGTTCACGTCCAGCGTGAAGTACCAGAAGGCCAAAGACCCGCGCAAAGACGCGCAGCGTATCCTCTACGCGCTCGATTACTTCTATCGCGAACCCTTTGCCGCTGACTTGAAGCAAACGTGGAGCGTGTCTCAGTTCAACGGCGCGAAGGCTCTGCGCCTTGACCACACCTGGACACGACGCAGCGCCAAAAAGAAATTCGCACTGCATGTGCATAAGCCTCTTGACATGCTACAAGAGGCCGTTCATAACCAACTCGACTGGCAGCGAGCACCGAAGAACTTTGAGAGTTGCCACGCGTATAACAAGCCCTGTCACATGATTGCTAAGGGTTGCAAGCGCTCACTCAGTCAGCGGCTCGCGTCACAGAAACCCGGAACGATAAAGGTAGACCCCTAATGAACAAAGAACTGAAAAGCACGCTTCGCGAGATGCAAGCGCCCGAGCTGACCGCTGTTATCAACTTCTCGAAAGAGCTGCGCGCTGAGAAGCGCGTCGCGGCGACTGAGGAGCGCGCTCAACTCAAAGCACGGCTTGCCGAGCTGACCGAAAAGCGCAACCGCGGTGAGAAGGTCGAGAGCCCCAAGAAGGGCAAGAAGGGCAAGCGCTCCAAGAAGGAAGCCGAGGCGTGAAGCGCGTCCAACACCCTGGTGGCTACGCAGTATTGGCAGGCCAGGGTGTTGTGCGGATAGAGCAGAAGGGGCCGCACTGCTTTTGGGTCGGCTCGCAGTACATAACGGATAACCTAACTGATGCCGAGGCGCTGAAGGCTCGATACGAGCGGCGCCGTTTAGAGGACCACATGGGCAAGAAGACAAAGTCGGAACCAAAGAACGCGAAGAACACAGGCCGCGGCAAGGGCGGCAAGTCGTCGGATGACGACGATGACGACGATGACGAGGATGAGGACGACGAAGACGAGTCACCGAAGTCTAAGAAGCTTGCTCGGAAGACCAAGGGCGGCAAGGTCAACGCGCCGGAGTCAGATGACGACGATGACGACGATGACGACGAGTCGGATGACGATGACGACGACGACGATGACGACGACGACGACGAGGATGAAGCCCCGAAGAAGGTCGGCAAAGGCAAATCCGACAAGTTTGACCGTGTGAAGGCTGCGAAGCTTGCACAGCAGCTTGTTGATATGCTGAAGCCGTAAGAGTTCCCCTAGTAGCTGCCGATTCGCATGAGGGCAGCGAACGGGTCAGCGCTAGCAGACCGCGAGATAGTCTGCTTTACCGCCGCATCGTTCAACTAGGACGCCCAGCACGGCCGATAAATGGGAATCTGGGTATGCTGTTTAGACACAGCTGCGGCGACCGCGCAAAAGCTCCGCGCTAGCATCGGCGGACCAGCTTACCTGCGTGCGCCCAACACTCACCTGCCGCCATGACATAATGTAGGGAGTGTTGGGCGATTCTTGGTCACTAGCACAACGGCAGTGCATCCGATTCCAAATCGGAAGGTTCTACGTTCGAATCGTAGGTGGCCAGCCGCCCCGGTTGCATCAAACAACCTCCAAAACGAATCTTCTGAAGACTGCAACCGGGGCTTTACCTAACGAGGCACCATGTCACCCGAAGACCAGCATAAGACCGTAGTCAATATTCTATCTGTCGGCTTACGGCATGCGTGCCGAGGCGAAAGACAAGTGGCTCTTGCTCGTAAGTACCCTGATGTAGACATGCAGGCAGCTACTTTTGAAGCATTCAATATGACGCGAGACTGCATGCCGGAACGCGAATACTTTGCAACGCTTGAAGCTGCGGCGCGCAAAGCTAACGAGGCGTTATGAACCACTACGAAGGGGCAGGCTGTACCATCTACCTACTCACAGTAGCTGCAACCATCTTCGCAGCAATCGCCTTAGCGGGTTGGAGGGCTTTATGAGCCAGATTGACGACCAGCTGCGAGCCGAAGTGGAGCGCCTGCGCGAGGCGCTCAGCAAGCTGGCCGCTGCGCACCACTCCATGCACGAAGAGTGTCAGCGTCTGCGCGTCGGGGAGTTAGAAGCACAGGCTAGGGCAATCGCCGCCGACCAGAACATCCAGCGCATCAAGCAACTCGAGAACAAGTCGCGGCACAGAGGGAACATGAGCGACAACGATGAGCAACTCAAGCGTCTAGGTCTATGCGCTGCGCAGCTGCACGCAATGCAGCCTGGCGGCGAGAACTGCGGCGCGTTGTGGCAAATGCACATTGCTAGTGTTGTGGAAGAGATGGCTGAGCTTGTCGGGTGCAAAGCGCCCGCACCGCTCCTCAACACCCTAGCTGGCTACCGTGAAGCGTGCACGAAAGGCGATATCCGAGAGCGCATGCGCCTGGTCGAGCAAGCACACGAGTGCCTCGAAGGTTGGCTGGCGAAGATTGCTGTAGAGGCCCGAGATGCCAAGACCGCGAAAAGCTGATGTCAGCAGCTGCGGCGAGTGCCCGCTCGAAGCATACAGCGGCTGTCAACACCCCGATGCTGTCGGCGAGCAGCGGTATATCGGCGCAGTCGCTGAATACTCAGACAGACACACTCGCCCCGATTGGTGCCCTCTGCGGCTACGTGACCTGTTGATATGCGAAGCCCCGGAACCATCAAGCTGAGTGTTGGCCCTAACTCTACCACTGAGCGCGTGCAGCGCTTCCAAGGAGTCCCACGTGATGAAGAGTGGCAACGAATCAACGGACTACCCAGACGACACTGGACCGGCACGCAAGCTGAAAGAGCTGTTGCTCGACTCACCAAAAGACTTCGACGTAACGGCAGCAGTCGGGTTCTATGGCGCGACCAGGCAATCTGCCTATCTGAAATCGGTTGGTATGGAGGCATTGTCGGAGGTATTCGGGTCAGTGGGGGGAAGACTCTTATTAGTTTCCTTGCTGGAACTATGCTTGCCGATTGCCCGCGTCCCCTTCTTATCACTCCTAGCAAGTCTATCAAGTCGGGTAAGGTCGCAGCAGCCTACGACGAGGAGCGAGAGCATTGGCGAATCCGAGACGACTATGCTTGGATTGCCTACGAGTATATACAGCGGCCAGACTACATTGACTACCTCGATAACTACAGGCCCGGACTCCTGGTCTTGGATGAAGCTCACCATGCAGGGCGGTACGACACTAGCCGAACTGCGCGCATCGGGGCTTACCTTAGAGACAATCCCGAAGTTCCTTGCATCGTTCTCACAGGTAGCCTTATTGCATCGAGGGTCGTGAATGATAGTCTCACTCTATGCGCTTGGGCAAGACGTGAGCACACGCCTCTACCTCTACCGTCTGCAAAACTCACTCAGCGATTTTGGAAGCTGGCACTGGACACACCACAACGTGCGGAGCCCGGAGCGCTACGTGCTTGGTGTAGGCGTGGCGAGTCGTCAGTCGCGGGTGTTGGGAGGCGTTATTATGAAACACCTGGAGTGGTGTGCAGCTCCGGGGAGAACGTCATCGGCACAAGCCTTGCCGCTGACACGCAGCTTATTCGAAGTCTTGAGCCGAAGGTCACCGAAGCGTTTGCACATGTACGCAAAGGTCTGGCCCCTGATGGCTCAGAGCTACTGGATACCGATGGCCGTCGAACGTGGTTGGTCTCGCAAACACTCGCGCTAGGATTCTATTATGTCTATGACCCTGAACCGCCTCCTGATTGGCTTGATGCGTGGCGTAACTGGTGTTCCTACTACCGGGAACACGTCCGGTCAGGTGACTGTCGATGCGATACTGAGAAGAAGGTCAAGGAACATATCGATGCATCTGACAGTGAGTGTTGGCCACTCGCCGAGTGGCTGGACATCAAGTCTAGCTATAAGCTGCAACGCAAGGCAATCTGGCTCGGGAACGATGCGATTCATCGTGCGGCCAAATGGCTGGATAAGCATCCACACGGAATCGTCTGGACGCAGTTCCCTGCGTTCGGTGCGCGCTTGGCCGCCAGCACTGGAAGGCCCTACTACCACACCAACGCACGAGACAAGCGCAGCGGGCGTAGCATCACGGAACACCCGAAAGGTGAACCTTGCATAGCGTCGCTCTCGACGTGCAGCGAAGACCTGAACCTGCAGCGACAGTTCTGCGATAACCTCTACGTCGCGCCACCGGGAACGGGCGCGCATATCGAGCAAAGCACAGCTCGAACACACCGGTACGGCAGCACGTTTGACGAAGTAACCAGCACCTTCTGGCTGGCCTGCGCCGAGAACCGGGATAACTTGAGTGTTGCGAAGGGGAGGGAACGCTCCGCAGCCGAGATGACTGGCGATAGCAGTCGCAAGATGCTTATCGCCGACTGGACACAAGCGACTCTACGTAACCTAACCGGCCCTCAATGGGCTAAGACGAAGATAGCAAAGGAACTGAAACGATGAGATACGACACCACTGACCTGCGAAACTGCTGCAAGTGCAACCTATGCCGCGAGCTGCGTCGCGTGAATGATATGCCTGAACCGACGCCTACCGAGGCGGCGGAAGCGTTGCGGCGCGTCACTGCAGACAAAGACAGCGAGGTGCGCGATGCAGTCATCAAGCACTATCTGCAAGTCTTCAAGAGGACGCACGGGTCGCTGACGCCATTTACGTCTGCAGAGTTCGCGAGTGCTGCAGAGCGAGTCGCGGATTGGATGCGCGCCAACACTCAAGAGGCGCAACGCGTTACCGAGCTGCGTGAGAAACTCTCGCCTGGGAAGTCGTTTCTTCTCGACACTAGTATCCAGTCGATGGTTGACCGCTTGATAGATGCCGGGCAACCCGCAACAGGCTACGCGCGAAGCGTTCACCCCGCGTTCAGTCCGACCGGTCGTGACAACACTCCGAAGCCGCGCATGCAGCCAATCGAGCGTGGCGCGTTCGACCAATGGGTGGCAGAGCAGCAGAAAGACCTAGTTCCGCCCGTATCTCCGAAGAACGTCTACCTAGACCGGCTGCAAGCCGCGATTGACGTGCTCGAAGAGATACTAGAAGACGATGACGACGGTGAGCTAGACTCAACAGACAAGCGCATCATGCTGCTGCGCGTGCAAGAGATTCGCGTACTGACGCAGAGTAACATATGAACCAAGCCGCTACAAACCTCGTGCTAGCCGTCACGCTTGTCATAGTGACAGCGTTAGACGTGCACGTATACCTCAAGCTCAAGCGTCGTGTAGACGCGATAGAAATGGAAATCAGAGATGGCAAAGAAACCCGGTGAGATCAAAGTCGGTCAGAAGTTCCAATACGTCGAGCTGCCTAAAGGCATGGACGAATGCTACTACGAGCTGGAACTGAAAGAAGTCAAGGAGCTGGACTCGGGCAACGAAGCGTTCGTTTTCGAGATTATGGACACGAACACGAAGCAAAAGGTTGGGTCAGAGACTAGTTGCATACTCAACCCTAACCAGAAGCTCGCGAGCATCTACTATTTCAAGGAGATGTTTGCCATCCACTGCGCGCTGAACGGCAAGGAGTTTACGCAGAAGCGCGTAGACAAGATGACCGCGAAGTACAAGACAATCAAGAAAAGCTTCTTGGCGTCTGAGGAGCACGTCGGTAAGCGCGCGAAGCTCGTCATTGAGAGCTATGAAAACAAGGACGGCGAGACGAAAACGCGACGCACATGGGAGCCGCTGGAGTCATGAGCCTACCTGTCTATCAAAGCCATAAACGTGTGCAAGCTGCGCAGATTCGCGCGATGGTTGCAGACCGAGAGGGGGCACACGCTAAAGGTCCGGTCGAGAAGCTCACTATCTACCATGACGGGGGCAGCGACCCTATCGAGCTGACCGGGCCGGTGGCTGAGCGCTTCTTTGCTGCGTTCGAGGCCAACGCAGCCTCGGTAGGCAACCGAGATGACCTTGGCTACTACGTGCTCTATCCTGATGGTTACGTGAGCTGGTCACCCACGAAGGCATTCGAGGAGGGCTACACGCACGCGCTCTCGCCCGACACGTACCGCAGCAAATCCAAGTGCCGAGCTTGGCTCAACACCCTTGGTTCGGGTGAAGAAGTGCCTGCATGGGTGTTGGCGAGTCCTGACCTGCAGTTCAACACGCCCGAGCCGGGTAGCATTACGGTCGAGAACGTCTGGATTGGTACGCACGTGTGCAAGCCGGGGGACTGGCTATGCTTGGCTGACGATGGCGCAATCGCAGCATGCAACGCAGGCGCATTCCAACTCTCCTACGAGCCTTGCACATGACATCATCGCAGGCACTGCTAGCCCCGGATACTGAGACTCACTTGATAGCTCCGGGGCTAGCGGCGCCTCCGATGGTTTGTACTGCGTTTGCTGTCGAGCCTTGCAAAGGCGCGTTGCTGCACGTCAAGGATGCAAAACAGTATTGGGAGATATGGCTCAAGCGTGCAGCTGCGGGCGAACTACTCCTAACCAATGTGAGCATGCATTATGACATGGCGGTTGTTCTCGCGATGTGGCCCGACTTGGCCGAAGATATCTTTCGTGCGTACGAATCAGGCAATGTTCATTGCTCTGTCGTAGACCAAAGACTTATCGATATCCGCGACGGTGTGCTCGAATCGAAGCTTAGGCCAAAGCATCAGAGATACTATTCGCTCAAGGCTCAAGTCTCGCGCTTCTTCGGTGTAGACCTCGCTAAGGGCGAAGACACTTGGCAGTTGAGATACGCAGAGCTTGAGCACCTACCGTGCGAAGAATGGCCAGTAGAGGCTCGCCGCTACCCCATCAAAGATGCCAAGTGGGCGCTGAAGCTGAAGCAACGGCAGATAGCCAATGGCGACTTGATGCCGAACATGGGCTTCGAGGCGTACGCAGCGTTCGCTCTGTACCTGCAAGCGTGCCGAGGGCTCCGCACTGACCCTGTCGCGTGCCAGAAGCTCATCAAAGGTCTTGAGAAGGAGCTAGTCCGCTGCGAAAAGCTCTTGTGGCAGGCAAAGCTGTTGAAGATGAGCAAGGCTGGAAAGGTTACAAAGGACCTTAACCAAGCACGCTATCTAATCATGTATTCGCTCCCACGCCGCATCAGGCGCAAGCTGAGCAAGGCGATAGCTGCAGCAAAGGCGTACAGCAGCAAGCAGGCACGCGAGCAACGTGAGAACGTGCAGCGTGTGTTCTCGCTAGATGACGCAGACTTCGCGAAAGCTGAGCGGCGCCTAGACCGCATCTTGCGGAAAGACGTCAGCCACAAGCGGCGCATGAAGCTGTGGCGGGCGCACGGCTACGACGACACGCTTTGGGTCGCGATGCAGTCGCTCATCAAGAAACCGCGCCCGTTCAAAGCGCTGGGTGTTGCGCTCTCTAGGACAGGCCAGATATCGGTCAACGCTGCCGCGTGCAAGGCCAGCCGCAACGAAGCTCTGATTGCGTACGCGCGTTTCACGAGCGCCAACACCCTGCGGAAGAAGGCGCAGCGCATGCTCAAAGGCAGCGTTATCCCGCTGCAAACGACGTACATGACGCCAGTCAACTCGGGCCGCACGAGCAGCCGAGCGAGCGAGCAACCTCTCGTAGGCGACAACTTTCAGAACTTCCGCCGCTCAGCGTTTGACACGCTGGAAGGTGAGGAGGAGCTACCAGGACAGCGCGAGTGCTTCGTACCTCGTGACGGATTCGTTTACTGCAGTATCGACCTAAACTCAGCAGAGATGAGGGGATATGCACAAGTCGAATATGACCACTTGGGAGTTTCAGAGCTTAGAGATGTACTTAACGCAGGAAAGAATCCGCATCGCGTTTTGGGTGCGTTCATCCTTGGCATCTCGGAGCGTGATTTTGAGCGCCGCTATGCGGCTGGTGATGAAGAGTGCATTAGGGCAGCGCAGTTTGCTAAGATTCCCAACTTCGCTTTGCTCGGTGGAGGTGGGCACGCGATTCTACCCGATTACGCTGCAGGTATGGGTATCTCACTAGACCTTGATGAAGCGAAGGAACTCTACGATGCCTTTCACGCTAAGTGGTGCCACGTTGCGGAGATGCATAAGTATTTCCGTAAGTTCATTCACAAGGTATACACCAATCCCCGTACCGGGTTTGCGCGTTACCTTGATCGTTACGCACAAGCATGTAACAACCCTTTTCAGAATATCATTGCTGCGGTCGCTAAGAGATGCTGTACGGCTGTCGCGCGAGAGATTTACGTGCCCGGAGGTCAACTGAACGGCTCGTATGCAGTACTCTTCCTGCACGATGAGATACTCTTCGAGCTGCGGGAGGATATGGCTAGTGAGCATGCTTGGCGCGCAACGCGGCTGATGATTGATGCCGCTAACTACTACCTGCCCGACGTGCCCATGACCGCAGAGCCGGCCCTTATGACAAGGTTCACCAAAGGTGCTAAGACGATTACGCATAGCAGTAGGCTGGACCGGGACGGGAATCCGCTCCTACTTGTGCACAAAGCTTGATGAGCCGAGTGTACGGCTTGTGTGGGCGTGGGCGCGGCTGCGGCGCATCAAGCGCTCACGCGCCCGCGCGCTAAGGCACGCCGAGCTTGTGGAGTTGGTGCGCACTGGCAAGTCGGATGCTCTAAGACTTGCAGACCTGCCAGTGCCTCGGAAGCTCCGCCCACCTCCGCCGCCTATCTCGTGCGGCTGCTTTTACAAGCGCGACATGGTGCTGCAATATGGGGAGAACGTAGCAGTTAGCAACTATAACCCGCGCTACGCAGCAGACTACCCGCACGTGGACGTTTGCACAGAAGCGTGGGTGTTGCTGACGCGAGAGCAGCACATGATACCGGGCCGACCGACTCAGAGCCTCTGCTACGAGACAATAGCCGGCACTATCGAAGTTCATCACAACCCGATGCTACATGCCAAAGCGAACAACTACACAGAACTCCAAGCAGCCACGATTGCGCGCGCCGTCCGAAACCTTCGAGAGTAAGGCGTTCGCGCGGTGGCTTCAGCGCCAGATGCAAGCCGGGGTGCTGCTGTTCAGCAAGATTCCCATCGGCGACTCAACACTCAGCGGCGAAGAGGGAAAGAAGCTCTACCACATGGGTGTTCGGCGCGGCGTGCCTGACTTTGTTATCGTGCACATAGCGACTCGAAAGGTCCTATGGGTCGAGATGAAGCGCGAGCAGGGCGGAGTGTTGAGTGCGTATCAGAAGGCGTGGAAGTCTGCGCTAGGGCCATCTGCAGCGGTTGCTTATGGCTTCAAGGACGCGAAAGCGATAACAGTGGAGTGGTTATATGCAAGGGGATTTGAGACTAGGGATAGACGTAGCGGCGCGTGAACTGACAGCAGATGAGCTAGCAGCGAAGGAGGTGTTCTTCGGCCTCGCTGCGCACTTCGCGCTGCAGCTGACGCGCGTGCGTAATCAGCAGTTTCGTGAAATAGGCATTGAGTCGGTTGTAGCGTACGAGCCTCCTCACGACGTAGTGGTTGACGCGCTGAAGCTCATTGCTTACGAGCCTGACCAGCAGATAGTGCTAGACGCGTCAGTGCATCCGGCGCAGAAAGCAGAGCAACGTATCCTGCAGCTGATTGCTGCGTTCGCCGCCGATACGGTGAAGCTGGCTGTCCAACACCTATCGCGCGCGGAGCTGCTTGAGCGGGTAAGGGTGTTGGCGCGTACGCCGCTAGAAGAGGATGCGGACGCAGCTACGGACCGCCTTGACGCAATCTACCAGCTGCTTGGCGGACACAACTCCGCGTACGTGGGTGAAGTGCTGGAGCGGGTCGAGCGCATCATTACGCGAGATAGCTTAGGCTACCAGGGATACGATGTAGGTATGAAGTCAGGCATCGACCGCATCGTGCTCGACCTCAAAGAGGCCTTTACCGAAGCTCTCACGGTCGGTCGATGAGGATGGAGAAGCTTGGCGCTGTGGAGGCTGCAATACGGGTGGCATTTGAAGCCAGGTTCCCGAGCATCAACTCGACTTTCCTCCTCACGCAGTCAAAAGAGCTAGCCAATCAACGAAGCGCGATGTTCGCTGCTGTCATTATCCCCTACTCTTACTTCGATGAGGGAGGCTGGCACCTAAGGCAGGGGGCTAGGTGGATACTGCACGTGCCGAATATGCAGAAGATGTCCTTGACAACGCGCGAGCAACTGATAAGCATCGTTTTAGACGAGATGGACGAGTATATCGCGAAAGGTTCCATCACCAATGACGAGACTTCTATACATATTCTTGACGACATTCGCTATCGCCTGCAGCGAAGCACCAACCGAACCATCAACTAGCAGCGATGCAGCTGCAGACGACGAAGACGCAGGTTGGGACGAGCCTGTTGAAGCTCGCAGCTTGGCGATAACCGGGACCAACTACGCAATCAGCAAACTGCAGGCACGCTACCCAACTTATGGTAGTTGGGACGAGGAGCCGGACCGCCTCACTGGCGCAACGCCTGACGGCTGCAAGTGGATTCGCGCTTACCATACACACTACAGCAGTACTTGGTATTCTTACAACATTTGGAAAAAGACACTGCCTATCCAAGGCTGTGGCCCTCTTCATTATCCTAACGCTTATAGCTTCTCCGAAACCATTCGCTGCCCGATGGCGCCTGCTTACGGCAGCTCTTGCTGGAAAGTCGCAGATTTACACCCATGAGATACGCAATCCTAACAATCGTGTTCGCTGTGTTCGCTGTTGGCTGCGCCGAGTCGTTCGACGCGCCGCAACCGGACCCTATCCACAACATCACAGAGGCCGCCGCGGGGCGCGCAGCACCAACACCCAGCACTCGGGACGAAGAGAACTACAAATGGCCGGAGCCGGGACCATCGCCTGAAGTTGGCGGCGTCGTGTCTGCGCTCACCGCTTGCAGCGCTGCAAAGCAAAAAATCAAGGCTCGCTATGGTTGCTCGTACGGTTGGGTCGAGACAAGCAGCGAGTTCCGAAACGAGTCCGGCTCGTGCAGCGGCGGCGAGCAGTACTTGATTTTCAAAACGTCCTCTCAGCCTACAGACGGCCAAGTGCGCTTCGAAGTCGACCGCAAGCAGTGCGTTCCAGACGCGGGCTGCGGCTGGGTGTTCAGGCACTACGCGAAATGTGACTGCTACAACACTCCATGTACTACAGGCTGGTAATACCTAAATGAACAACATTCTCAAAAGAATCGACAATGACTTTGTCTACCACGCGCCGAAAGAGGGCCAGCCTGCTACCTATGCTGAGATTCGCGAGCGCTGTCGTCTCTTGGCTGTACACTTCGCAGAAGTCATGCCGGAGTCAGCGGTGCGCGAACTCTCGCTAGCGCTGACCAAGCTGGAAGAAGCTGCGTTTTGGGCGAACGCAGGCATTGCGAGACACGGCTAATGGAGAAGCTGATGGATAAGCACCTGCTGTTAGCAATCATACTATTCATGATGCTAGTTGCTTCGCTCATGACGCTGGACCTCTAGCAGCACTGCACATAGAAAAGCCCCGTGCGACCAGTCATCGCACGGGGCTTGTCTTTTAGGCGCGGTAGCGTACTAGATGGAGAATGCCACGCTGCGCTCGAACGCGTCAAGCCGAGGTCCTGCGTAAACATAGTGCGGGGTCTGGGTTGGCGGCAGCGAGCGGCGCACTCGAGTGATAAGCTCACCGTAGCTCGCCTTCGGGTAGTGCCTCAGCGTCTGCAGAAGCGCCCCCGTAAAGGCGCCGTTGACCGGCCCGTCCATCGAGGTCTGATTGTCCTGACAGCCGCTGAACGACAGCACGTGGGCCTGAATCGGCGCTCGTTTGGCGACCGCTCGGGCCACTTGCCGGTATTCCATCTCGTTCCGCTCGGCCGTGCGTGCCATCACGTCCGGAGGCACAGCGCGGCTGTCAGGCTGCAGCAACACCCCGGTCTGACCGAACGCGCGAACCATGGTGCCCGAGTGGCACGAGTCCGAAAGGAACATGATGCGGACTCCCGGCCGGAACGTCGCCCACGCGGCCTCCAACTCGTCGTCCAGAATCTGCCGGTCGTAGAGACAAATGGTCTCGTCCATGCTGTCTGATTCGTCGCTGTCGTAGTCGAACACCTGCGAGCCGTGGGAGCTGTTGCTGACTACGACAATGTCACCCGGAGCAGCTGCGCCGGCCAGCTCGCTCAGCGCCTTGAAAAAGTTGTGGCTGGTCGCGTTGCGAGTCAGGAGCACCATGCCTTCGTAGTCGCGCTCTTGCGTCAGCATGTGATGCATGTGACGTGCATCGTTCTCGCAGCCGCGCAGTGGGCCGCTCCAGCCGTCATAGTGGTCAGGGTCCACTACGTTGACGCCAACGTTTAGGCAGTAGCCTTTGGGCTTGCGCGTAGCTTTCGCAGGTTGCGGATGCTTCCAGAATGCGGCGAGTCGTTCGAATAGATTCATGGGACACCAATAGGCCAACGGTAATCGATAATGTCTTCATACTTTTCGAGCTTGGTGCAAACGCGGTTACTCTGATTGCCACCAAGCATCGCGAAGCCCTTACCAGGCAAGTCGCCAGCGTAGAAGCCGACGTGCGCTGCCTTCGGGTTCTTCGGGTCGATGCGTTTCGTAACGACGATAGCGCCGATACACGCCTCGCACTTCTCGCCCCAGCCGAGCCAACTACGTGCTGCGGCTGACTTCGTTGACTTGATGCCGCACTGCTCCATCATGGCGCACACGAAGGCGGAGCACCACGCAGTCTCATCACTCTCGGCTAGCTCGTGCCCCTTGAGTGTTGTGTACTTGAAGAAGGAAAGAATGGTCGGGTGTGCCGCAACACCCTTCACCTCCATGATTCCTGCGCGCTCGAACGTCTGAGCATGCAGAAACCATGGCGGTAGGAATGCTTCGGCAATCGGGACCTGAGCTACTTGCTGCACGCTATCTCCGCCGTGTCTTTCATCGCCTGCTTGAAAATCTCCCTACGCGCCAGCAGCGTAACGATAAGACCCAAAGCAGTTTGGATTGCTGCCGTTGTCGGATTGACGGCTGCTTGCACTGAGCCGCAGATTTTGACCATCTCGCTATCTTGCGCCTCCACCACGCCGCAGTACTGATTGAGCGCCGATGTCAGAGCCGCATGCTGCGTCTGTGCTTCCGTGAGCACAGCGCCTGCGTTCTGCGCCGGGGTGTTGGTGGCGAGGCAGCCTGAAGCCAGAATAAGTGACATAAAGAGAGCTACGATGCTTTTCATTTTGGTTTCCTGATGTACGGGTCGGTTGGGTCGTTGTCTGTGTCCCAAGGGTCGAGATGCGCCGCTTGGATATTGAATCTGTCCAGCTTACCAGCGAGGTAAGCTGCTTTGAGTGCCGCCGAGCACTGCTCGCGAATCGTCCCCAACTCGGCGAGACTCAGCGCTCGGCCTGATAGATAGCGGACAGCTGCGGCCGTGTTACGCGTGAATACGTCTAGGATGATTGCAAGCTTAGGGTTGGTCATTCAACGCGCCTGAGGCAGCGTCAAAGAGCGCAACGACAAAGCTTGCACCGTCAGTGATTGCCCCAGCCTCCCACAGACCTACGAGGGTAGTTGCGACTGCGAGCACGATGCCCGCAATCTTGAGAGCAGCCTTCACAGTCTTCGGGTCAATGGTCGGTTTCATGCTTGAATAGCCTCGGTGCTGATGTTTCTTTTTCTAGTACAGTCAACCTATACGTGAGCAGCTGAGTCGTTGTCTTCTCGGCTACTAACTCTTGCTGCAGCGTTTCACACGTCACGTTGAGTCTATCAACGCTCGTCTTTAGCGACTTGAGTGTGTGCTCCATCGACACGAAGCGCGCATGCATAGTGAACACGACGCCAATAACGCCGCCGACGAACGTGCTGTACTTGACTGCGGTTTCAATCCAGCCTTTCACGCTGTCAGCTCGCTTATCCATGCACCATGCTCGCTATAAGTGCCGTCCACTAAGTCGGCTCGCCATTGCACCGGTAGTACTTGACTCGGAGCCCCCGCTGACAGCTCCGCGGCCAATGTCAAGTGGCCCGAAACTGCATAGACCTGTTGTAACACGGCCGACAAAACTGCGCCTGTGGCGAGTGTGCCCGAGCGGTTGAAAATCCGCCCAGCTGCCCCGTCCAGCGACGCAGTGGCAGACATGCGGCCGGAAACCTCAATGGTCGTGTCTAAGGTCGGCTCGCCAGTCAGCGCGGCTGCCGTGGCGAGGTTGCCCGACACGTTGAACTGCATGGCATGAGCGCCACTGAAGGCGGCAGCGGCGGCCACAACACCCGAGGCGCCTAGGACTAGGGTGTTGGTGCCCGAGCTGAGCGTTGCCGACGCGCCGAAGCTGCCCGAAACGTCTATGACGTTCGAGGGCTCTAGCTCCCCTGGCACCGTGTGCAGGCCGGCTCCGGGGCTACCGCCGCCTGCAGCTATGTTGGTTATCGTATGCGCGTTGCCGGAGCTGTCTGTTAGCCCGCCCGCCTCGAACTGCCACCACGCCTCTACAAAAGCTGTTCCGTGCTGAGGCGTCCAGTAGGCCGCCTCATCAGCCAGCTCTGAAGTGTCGAGCGCGTAGCCGTTCCACGCTTTGAGCTGAGCTATTTCTAGGTCATTCCCGCCGCCAAAGTCACCATACTCGCAACGCGTAAAGACTGCAGCTAACGTGACTGACGTGACTTGCTCTACTTGCACGCCATCTACGTACGCAGTTACAGTACCCGCAGACGCATCATGCACCATCGCAACGTGGTACCATTGGCCTAAGCTTATGGTGTGCGTGTAGTCCATCACACGTGACGTACCGTCGGCGCATACGAAGCGCAGCGACGGATTGCTGCCTACGCGCTCGTATCCAAGATACGTCATGACGCCAGCAGCGTACGTGCCGTCATCTTGAAAGAAGATATCGCCGCCACCACTACCGCTAGTCGAGTAGTAGAACCATCCACATACAGACCAATCGTTAGCAGAGTCGAAAGACCAGCCTGAGTTTATCTGGTCATATGTGAACCCTTGGAAGTAGCGGCGACTCATAGCGACACCTCATCAAGTCAGAGTGAACTCAAGCTCACCAGCAGTGAACCGCAGAGCGTTGGGCGCTGCGACTGCTTGCGAACCACCGGTCAGCGCGTTGAAGCCGAGAAAGTCTGCGGCTGTGCGGCTGGTCGCGTGACTCCACACACCGAAGTGAGAGACAGTGCCGAAGCCACTTCCTTCTGCCGGTCCGAACTCGATGGCTGAGCTGTTGCTGACGACGATATCAGAGCCGCTCGTAGCTGCAGCGCTCCAGTCGCCCGCATCCACAGCTTGCGGCGCGTAGCCTGTGCCGCTCGTGCTGACTTCGTTGCCCGACTGCCCATCGGCGCCAGGTGACGCTGTGTGCAGCGTAATCCAGAATCCGCCGCCAGCAGTGTGCGCGCCAGCGAGTGTTGCGCCGTTGAAGATGTAGTCTGCGATGTTCGTGCGTGTCGTGGTTCCGAGTGGCATTGGTTCTTTCCTTTAGCTTACGCCTTAATGAGTATGGTTGTGCCTGTGGCAATGCTGAAGCTTGCGCCCGATGAACGTACATTGAATCCGATAGAAGACGAGCCGGCTGTTGTCGCGTTCCAGTGCGCGTCAAGCATGATGACTCCGATAGGTGGAATAGCTGACATCGGAATCGATATTTCTTGACCGTGTGTTGAGAGCTGGCCGCCGCCTGCGTGACACGTCACTCCAACTATACCGCTAGCGCTAGCCCACAGCAGTTTGATGATGATGTTAGACCCTGTGTCCGATATCGCGTAGGGCACAGTTACGCGATAGACGTAGTTGCCTGATGCGCTTGGTCCGAAGCTGCATAGAACAACTTCAGTTGTCGTGACAGTTCTCGCCGTCACACTACCCGCAGAAAACACAACAGCCGCCTGCGCCGCTGCAATCAGCGAATCTACCGTATATGCAGACTGCGAGATAACCTTGCCGGTTGTTCCGTTGAACACCGCAATCATGTTGGATGTCGAGCTTGCAGGCCCGGTGACATCACCGATAGCTGAACCGTTGACGGTGCCAACACCCGTCAAGTTACCGCTATCGTCAATGCTGATTGCACTGTTTTGGACAATCTTGCCAGTCGTGCCATCAAAGCGCGCGATGCGGTTATCGGCGCTCGTGCCTGCGTTCGAGACAAAGTTAGTTAGTGTTACGCCGTTCAGCGTGCCGACGCCCGATATGTTGCCGCTGTCGTCAACGGTGATTGCGGAGTTCTGAATCAGATACCCGGTCGTGCCATCGAAGCGCGCCAGCCGATTATCCGTAGCTCCACCAGGACCCCTGACTAGCTCGTCCGGGTCCCGCCCGTTTAGCGTACCGGACATCGCGAGGTTACCGACACCTGCGATATTGCCGTCAACGTCCAGCGTTACGGCGCTGTTGGCGATGGTTCGTCCGCCCGTATTGGTCCAGCGAGCAATCGCGTTTGTAGTCGATGCGGCAACAGTGGGACCTTCTACGAAGCGCGAAGGTAGCCTCCCATTGAGCTGCGTAACGACTAGGTTACCGGAATCGTCAAGCTCTGCGTTGCTGGATTGAATAAGCTTGCCGCTTGAACCATCGAAGCGCGCTACTCTGTTGTCGGCTGCGCTTGATGGACCTACAGTCCAGTTGTCCGGGTCGTCGCCGTTTATCGTCCCGACGTTCGACAAGTTGCCATCGTCGTCAACGATGACTGAGCTACTTTGAATAACTTTGCCGGTAATGCCATCGAAGCGAGCGACGCGGTTATCCGCCGCGCTAGCAGGACCGCTAACGTCGCCCCATGCACCTATCGTGTAACCGTTGACTTGGCCTACCCCTGTAAGGTTGCCGCTATCGTCTAGGCCTATCGCGCCTTGCTGGATGAGCTTGCCCGTCGTTCCGTTGAAGCGAGCAATGCGATTGTCTGTCGCGCCGGCCGGGCCGAACACATCGCCTGACGCAGTCACGTCCACACCGTTTATCGTCCCGACGCCTGATAAGTTGCCCGAGTCATCTATGGCAACGTTAGACGATTGGATGGCGCGCGACGCGCCGTCATAGCGCGCGACGCGATTGTCCGCCCCAACACTCCCAGACGTGACCACATGGTCGCTGACAATGCCGGAACTCGTAAGCCTCCGGCCTGCGCTGTCGGCGTACTCGGGCAGGTGCCCTGACGTGACTTCACCGTCTGTCGTGTAGTGGATGTCGAATAGGCTCAGCTCGCTGTCGGCAATCAGGCGCCCGCTCGTGCCATCCCAGACCGCTAGGTTGCCGCTCTCAGCGACGGCGGGTGTTGGGCCTGAGACAAAGTCGCCTAGCTCGATGACTTGCGGCCAAGCTTCACCGTTTATCGTGCCGACGCCCGTCAAGTTGCCAGCGTCATCGATGACGACGGCGCTGTCTTGAATCAGCCTGCCGGTGGTCGAGTCCCATCGCGCGACAGCGTTGTCTGTGACAGAGCCAATCGCGGGACCGTCAACCCATCGCGCGATATCGCGAGTGTTGAGCGCTGTGACACCTGTGATTTGACCTGTATCGGAGAGTAGAACGACGCTGTTCTGGATAACCTTGCCGTTGACGCCATCCCAGCGCGCAAGTGCGTTGTCTGTGCTCGTGCCAGCACAGGTAACGACATGGTCAGCAATAACGCCCGAATCCACCAACACACGGCCAGAAGAATCACCGAACTCAGCAAGGTGGCCCGTTGTGACTTCCGAGCCTTCATTGCGTACGATGTTGCCGATATGCAGGCCCGAATCAGCAATATCTCGGCTGCCTGAGTCAATCCAGATAGCCACGTGGTTCGTTGTGGTGCTGCCGAGCGAGGGGCCATCGACCCATTGCGCGATGTCTCTGCCATTGAGTGCTGTAACTCCTGTGACTTGTGCAAGGTCGCTGATGATGACCGAGCTGTTTTGAATCGCTGTGCCGCTAGCGCCATCCCAACGCACAATCGCGTTGTCTGTCGAAGACGCAGGCCCTGTGACATCGCCTTCCGGCAACACGAGAGGGGCGGTGATGATTTGCCCGCCCGAAAAGGTCAGGTACTGTGCATCGACAAACGCCCCGATAGGGATATCGACATCAGTACCGTTGACCGTCGCGCGTAGGTGCTTGCGATGCATCGTTCACCGATGGCTTCCGTAGCCAAGCGCTTGCCTGCGTGCCTCTTCTTCGCCTTCTTCGTCGAAGTACTCAGATGCGCCCATGCCTGCAGGCACACCACCATGCGACATCGCACTTTGCATGCGCGACAAGTCGATGTCTTTCGTTGCGCCTTGAGCCTTGCGCAGGATGTTCGCTTGCGTGCCCATCGCGCGGGGTGTTGAGAGCAGCCGAGTCGTAACCGGGTTCGTGGCGCTGAGGCCGCCAGCGACTACGCCGCCAAGAAAGCCCTTCAGCGGGTCTTCTTCTGTCATCTGCGAGCCGATGCCACCGCCCAGAAGCGCAGTCACCATGCCAGGCACCTGCGTGTTTACTTGGTCCACGTTGCCGCGGTCGTACGCGACGTCGCGCAGCTTGGCGATTTTTGCGAAGCGCTGATTCAGCTTGTTGAACTCATCTTTTGTGCCTGGCGTGCCATGGTCAACGACATGTTGCAGCGCGTCTTTCAGCAGCTCGCCGTGATGAGCATCCACTTGCGAGCCCGGTGTCTCGGGCACAAAGCCCATGTTGCCCTCGCGCCCGTCTTGCTGCAGCGCGGTCTTGCGCTCGCGCAACCCTCGCGAAGCTGTAGGCGGCTGTTCTGCTGCAAAGCGCTCAGCTTGCGAGAGCGCAGCGTTCTTACGGCTAAGCTCTTTGTTGCCCGTGCCCGGCATGCCGTCTGCCCATGACTTGAGCTTCTGCTGCGCATCGGTCCAAAACGTCGGAATCATGTTGTTGATTCCGTCGCTCGCATCTTTCGCATCCAGAAACTGGTCGATAGCGGGACCGTGTAGCGCTGACTGTGCTTTCAAGTCGTTTGCGCGCTCTAGCGGCGACATGTCGATGATGCCTTTGCTAGGCGTCACTTCTTCGATGAGCTTCGCAGTTCCAGCCGAGTCCCACACGCCGCCGTTGATGTCGCCTAGCTCGCGCGCTTCCTTCGCGCCGATGCCCACCGAGCGGTTGCGGAGGCTGTCCGCAGACGAGCCTACGGCGTTACTGATGGCGTTGCCCGCCTTCTTCACACCGCCCGCCACTGCCTGCCCAACACCCGGCAGCGCGCCGCCGAGCGCGCCGCCAGTGGCCGCTGCAGTCGCCGCTTCGCCAGCTGTGCCGCCTTCCGCAATCGTGCGCGCGCCGCCTTCGACTGCGCCGAGCGCTGCCTCACGACCCATGACACCAAGTAGGCTCTTGCCGCCGCCTACGAGCCCGCCCATTGCGAGGCCGGCACCAAGGTCACCGGCAGTCGTTGCGTAAGGGCTGCGCTTCTGGACATCGTTGTAATCGTCCAGACCTACGCGCTGCATCACTGACTGATTGTCGTCGCCGAACTTGTAGTCAGCAAAGCCGAGTGTTGCACCGTGCGCGGCGCCGCGTGACGTGTCGCCCAGTGTCTCTAGGATGCTGCTCCACATGCCCTCGCCGCCTTCGGCGCCTTGCTGCTCCGGAGTGTTGGGCGGTCGGTAGCTGAACTCCTGCCCGCTGTTTTGCAACGCAGCGATGCCTTGCGGCGTTGCTTTGTAGCGCTTGCCGTTCACCCAAATGTGGCGACGGTCATCTGTGCCGGGGTCGCTCATTGTTCAGGGTCCTCTTCTAGGTCAAAGCCCATGTTCAGCGGCGCAGGCGCTGCAGGTCCAGCAGTTGTCGCAGTTGTCGGCTGCGTAGGTCCGTAGATGCCCGCCCAGCCGTACGGCTCCAAGATGCCGCGCATGATGCCTTCGTTGCCGTTGGCGCCGCGTGAGCGCAGGTTCAGCTCAAGCGCTTTCTTGAAGTTGCGGATAGCGAGTCGCGTTTGCTTCTCGTTGTTCCCGCCCATTCTCAGCATCTCACGCGCTTGCTCAGCTTCTGCTGAGCCAGCACCCGTCAAGTCGCGCAAGTCATACTCGACGATGTTCTTCACCGCGAGGCGCATGGCCTCGTCGTCTTTCTTCCACGCTTCGGAACGCGGTCCGCTTAGCAAGCGCGTTGCTTTCGCGAGCGTGCCCGTCCAATTCGGGTTGGCGTTGCCGTCGAGCGTACCAACACCCGGCAAGTCGTTCTCGTATTCAGGGTTGTCGATGATGGCCATCGCGCGATTGATGTCTGGAATCAGACGCGTTGTAGGCTTGAGCTGCTCGCTCTGCTGGAGTGACAGCGTACGGTTGCGGTGCTCATCTTCGCGAGTGTTGTCTCGCTGCTTTGCGGCTGCGGCTGCAGC